GCCGTCTTGATCCGTAGTTGTTGCATAGTACATAAGCGCATTGCTCCTATTTGGTTAAGTGTTTTTGACTAAGACCGCCCGATACTAGCAGGACGGTTTCGGATAATCAATCCTTATCAATTAGCCTCTCTTTAATCCTCCGTCATTTCGCAGTAGTCTAAATCGTCAAACATCGAAACGCAAAATTCGTCAAGCGCTTTGAAAAAAGGTTTACGATAATTGAGAGCTACTGATTGTGCATAGATAATGCTTTTCTTGACGTGCAAACAGTCTTTAACCGTGTAAGCCCCAGGATTCCTGAAAGCGTCCAGCAAATGCCGAACAGTCCAATATTTAGCGGCAACTGTCACGCTCAAGCCTTGACGTCCGCCACAGAATTTTCTGTGCATTTTCTCGTAATTCTTTTCGAGGTCGAATATCTCTTGCCTGTATGGTTTGTGCGTCAGATTGTCCAGATTTCTAAAAGCGTTATAAGCGTCTAAAATATTTTTCTTCTGTGCTTTGGTAATCATTGTGCATTGCTCCTATTTAATTATGTCGTTATGTGACCGACGGTTATAAGTTACTCCTCAATTGTGGCGATTGTGTGGCGTAATTGTGGCGATTGTATAATATAATGTGGCAATTATGTGGCACTGTAAGTCATTGATTTATAAGGAATTTAACGATCGACGTGTCGGCAATACCAATGTACCCGAAACAGTATAGAATCGCTTAGACGCGCTCTGAGAGCTTCTCAGGGCTATTGTGCATTTTAGTTCATATATAATATGCACTGCAGTTCATATACCCCTGGTTAGTTTTTTATCGCGACTCCCTAGTCTGATTATGTCGGCTAAAGGGTACACACTGCCTTCACACTTTCCCGACTGTGCAATCACTCTTATAACTGAGTAGTCTTATACAAGAGCACTCTTATGTCTTATATAAGACCTGTAAAGACAGGGGGGGAGGGTCTAGCCGTACTACCTAAGCTATTAGCTACCCTAACAGATACAAAAAAGAGCTAAAATAGGCATAATTCTGCATAAATTAAAGAGTAACTATATAGAAAAAAGACATTTAGAAACATATGGTTATATTTATATCTAATATTGTACATTTAGAACTAAAAAGAATAGTCCTGCAAAGGTAAATAGTCCTTGACTTTTACCGCAAAGTATGCTACACTCAACCCCACTATACAGGTGTAAGAGAAAAGACTATTCAAACCCATAATAAAAAATAATAACTAGAAAAGATTTTACAACTTAGCACTGTATAGCTTTTATTAGTTACTAATAGACCTGAAAGGATAAACTTTTATGTCCCTTGAAGATCCTCAGCCTAAAAAACGCGGAAGAGGTAGACCTCGAAAGACTGAAGTTGAAGCTAAAAAGAAACGAAATAAGGTTGGTCGTCCTCCAGGAGAAACGGCTAGGATTAAAGAGTTTCATGCAAGGCTGTTAGCTACGAGTGGTGAAACAGTTATTAACACAATCATTAAGAAAGCTCTTGATGACGAAGATAAAGATCAAGTAGCGTGTCTTAAGATGTGTATTGATCGTGTGTTACCGATGTCGTACTTTGAGAAAGGTAAGGATGCAGCAAGAGGAAACGTTAACATCCAGATATCAATGGTAGGTGACGCTAAAGCAGAAGTTGTCGATGAGAATATAACTGATGTAGAGTTTGAGACTGTAGATGTCAGACCTGAAGATTAGTTTACTTCCCTGGCAACAGGAGGTCTGGACCGATGAGTCTAGGTTTAAGGTCATAGCTGCTGGTCGTAGGACAGGCAAGAGTATGTTAGCAGCGTGGAGACTTATAGTGTCTGCGTTAGAAGCTAAGAAGGGTCATGTGTGGTATGTAGCCCCTACGCAACAACAGGCTAGGGACATTATGTGGCAACAGCTGCTGGAGTTAGGACACCCAGTAATAGCAAGCAGTCACATAAACAACATGCAGGTCACATTGATTAACGGTTCGATGATATCGTTAAAGGGTGCAGACAGACCTGAGACGATGCGAGGTATAGCTTTAAAGTTTGTTGTACTCGATGAGTATGCAGACATTAAACCTACAGTGTTCGAGCAGATTCTTAGACCAGCGTTAGCTGACTTGAAGGGTCATTGTATATTTATTGGTACACCGAAGGGACGTAATCACTTCTATGATACCTACAAGATGGGACAGAGCAAAAAACCAGAGACTAAAGATTGGAAGTCCTGGCACTTTACTAGCTTTGATAACCCATTGTTAGACAAAGAAGAGATTGAAGTAGCAAAGAACACCATGTCTACGTTTGCATTCAGACAGGAGTTCATGGCTAGTTTTGAAGCACCACAGTCAGAGATATTTAAAGAAGATTGGGTGGTAGTAAAGGATAAAGATGATGAACCAGAGCATGGTACTTACTACATGGCTGTGGACTTGGCAGGTTTTGAGAACGTATCAAAGCAAGCCAGTAACAAGAAGAAGTATTTAGATCAAACATCTATAGCTATTGTCAAGGTAGGAGACGATAACAAATGGTGGGTTGATAAGGTTGACGCAGGTAGATGGGATATTAAAGAAGTATGCGAGAGAATCCTAAAGCATGCCCAATTATACGACATACAGGTCATTGGTATAGAAAAAGGTTCTCTAATGAGAGCAGTGTTGCCTTATTTAACAGAGATGATGCTAAAGAAAGGTATCTATCCACGTTTAGAAGAAATAAAACTAGGTAACAAAAGTAAGATAGACAGGGTTGTTGGTGCATTGCAAGGCAGGTTCGAGCATAAGCAAGTAGAACTTTGTGATGGTGATTGGGTAAGAGAGTTTAAAGACGAGTTGCTTAACTTTCCTACCACTGGCGTACACGATGACATGATTGATTCAGTAAGTTTGATAGCTCACATAGCTAATGCAGCAGTATACTTTGAAGATTACGAAGACGATTACGAACCCTTAGACATTATATCAGGATACTAATATGGCTAAAAGTTTTTTAGAAAGACTAGGTACAAATCCTGCTGCTGCCGGAGTAACACAGGATCCTTATGCTAATGTAACACCAGAACAGGCTTATCAAGTTGCTAGTTTTGTTCCAGGTCCAGCCGAAGCAATAGGAGCTAAAGAAACTTATGACGCTGCTAAACAAGGTAACTTTTTAGAAGCAGGTATTATAGGTGGGGCTACTCTTGCAGGTTTGTTTGGTGGTATAGGTCCAACAAAAAGATTAGCTAAAGAAGGCACTGAACAATTTTTACGGGCTGTTACAAAAGAAACTCCAGAAGCGTTTAAAAAATTAAAATTAACAGAGTCAGATGTAAAAGAATGGCAAAAAGTTAATAAAGTTAAACAACAACAACAACAAATTCCAGAATTAGCTGAAGCAGCTAAACAACTTCAGCAAGGAAAAATATTTTCAAAACAATATAGAGAACTAGCTGAAAATTATTTACCTTTAAAGCCTTTAACTTCAATGCCTAAAATGCCTTCTAAAGAAGAAATAGCTATGTCTTTAAATGAAGATAAAGTTAAAAAAGGAATAGTAGGTGTAAATAAATCTTTTAAAAACGGAGAAAGAATTTCTTCTAGGTTAGATATACCAGCATACGAAGGATACGATACTTGGGTTGTTAGTTTACATGACGGAACAAAAACAGGTGGAAAAGCTCTTGGATATGGACAAACTGCTGTATTAAAAAATGTTGATTTTAAATCTTCTTCAAAAGGAGCTTTAAACATTGCTTCTCAAAAAACTAATAAATCTACTATAGCTAGAATTTATGGCGATTGGCAGAATAAAGACCCAAAAGAAGTTTATAAATTAGCTACTAAATTATTAGAAGAGTCTAAAAAACCTAACTCAGAGTGGGTACAAGTAGGTATGAATCCATATAGAGCTTCTTATTTTTATGATAAAGCTACTGGATTGCCGGTTACAGGAGCAGACGAAGTAATACAAGTTGGTCCTCTTGTCTTAGCTAAAAACGTCAAAAAAGCCTCTCCTGATGATGCTATGTTTAGTATAACTAAAGATTCTTCTGCACCTACTTTTGCTACTGGGGGTTTAGTTTTAGGAGGAACTGCCGAGCAAGACGATGAGATGTACTCTAATCCTCTACTACGAGACCCTTTTGATTACGTTACACCTTAATAGGATACTAATATGGCTGAAGATTACAACGAAGAAACAAACGAAGTAGAAACGCAGAGCGACAAAGATCTGGTGTCTTTCGTGGTTGACCACTGTGACAAGTGGAGAGATTGGAGAGATACTAATTATGAAACCAAGTGGGATGAATATGAAAGGATATATTATGGTGTTTGGTCCGCTGAAGATCGTACGAGGGATAGTGAGCGTAGTAAAATTATTAGTCCTGCCACCCGTCAAGCTGTTGATAACAGGGTTGCAGAAACTATGGAAGGCTTTGCTGGAACAGGTAAACTGTTTGAAATAAGTGATGATGGTTTAGATCAAGAAAGAACTGACGTTGAGATGATGCAATCTCTTCTGTTAGAAGATACTCACAACAACGCATACATCAACAACGTATCATCTATTGTTAAACTAGCAGAAGTCTACGGTACAGGTATAGGAGAAGTTTTAGTTAAGACTGAAATGGAACGTATACCTACAACACAGGCTATGCCAGGTGAGCAAGGTATGGCTGCTGTAGGCGTTACAGAACAAGAGAAGGTTGTTGTAAAAGTCAAGCCTGTTAACCCTAGAAATCTACTGATTGATCCTAATGCTGACTCGATTGAAGAAGCAATGGGTGTAGCAGTAGAAGAGTACGTTAGTCTCTATCAGATAGTAAGAGGGATAGAGTCAGGTGTTTACCGTAAAGTAGATATAGAACCCGTTTACGAAGGAGATGATTTAGACCCTAGCCACTTGGAAGAAACTACATACCAAGATGACAAAGTAAAGATTATTCGTTATTACGGTCTTGTACCAAGAGAATACTTAGAAAACTTAGAGAATGGAGGTGATGAAGTTGTTGATCTATTCCCTGAACACTCTGCTGCAGATCAAGTTTCTGATCTCGTCGAAGCAGTCATTGTTATTGCTAATGACAATCAGCTTCTAAAAGCAGAAGAGTCTCCGTATATGATGGAAGATAGACCTATCATTGCATATAGACCTGAGGTTCAACCAGGGCTCTTCTACGGCGTTGGAACAGTCGAGAAGGGTTACAACATGCAAAAAGCTGTTGACGCCCAGCTACGCAGTCATATGGACTCCTTAGCCCTAACCACTGCACCTATGATGGGTATTGATGCTACAAGACTACCGAGAGGTATGAAGTTCGAAGTTAGACCTGGTAAAAACATCCTAACTAATGGAAACCCTGCTGAGATCCTACAACCGTTTAAGTTTGGAAGTACAGACTCTTCTAACTATGAAACAGCTAAAGGTTTTGAAGCAATGCTGCTACAGGCAACAGGCACACTAGACTCGTCAGAGTTGGTCAAGAGCGCAGCAGGTGGGGGACAGAACAACGGTATGGGTATGTCACTAGCTATGTCTGCTATTGTCAAGAAGAACCGTGTGGCAATGGCATCGTTTCAGGATGACTTCATCATACCGATGGTTAAGAAGGTTGCGTATCGGTACATGCAGTTTGATCCTGACCGTTACCCAATGCAAGACTTTAAGTTTACTACGTTCTCTTCTATTGGTGCTATTGCCAAAGAACATGAACAACAACAACTTATTGGTCTGATGCAGACGCTTGGACCTAACTCACCTATTGTTCCTGTGTTGCTACGCAGCATTATAGCTACATCTAGTTTGATGAACAAAGAACAACTTATGATGCAGTTAGACCAGATGTCACAACCTGATCCACAAGCTCAAGAAATGCAACAGCAACAAGCTCAACTACAGATGGGTCTAGTACAGGCTCAAGCTAATGAGTTAAATGCTAGGGCGCAAGAGTCTGCTGCTGACGCACAAGAAGCACAAGCAAG